CACCCATGTCTTTTACGCGAAGTGGACTGCAGGAGTACACCTGGGTAAAAAACGGGTCTGACCGAGAAGGAAAAGCGATTTTCCTCCTCAATAAGGTTTTGACCATCCTCTCCCTGGATGGCCGGGGGCGAGCTAAAGCCAAGGCGTTAGTCCTCCAGCAGAAATCTGCTGTTCGACGTAAACTCCTTGACAGCTCAGGAGAAGTTTTCGGAGCGGAAGTATACCAATTTGGCTTATCACTCCTATTGACATGCACTGAGGCACTGCCAAATTTCCGAAAACTACCTTGTGACTCACATTTATCGTGTGTCTCAACTGCAGGACGTTGGCCAAAAGAGAAATTCAACACATTTGCGAAGAACATCGCTGTTTGGCCTTTTGCTCTCTATAAACGACAACCATTACCTGATTTAAAGGGAATGAGTATGTCAGAGGCAAAAAACCTGTGTTTCACAGGTCCCTGTAGATCCTATATTCGAAACTTGTATGTTTCCCACTCCAGGAGAAATACCCGTTTCTTCTGGGGCCTCCTTCAAGGAATGAAGAGAGGGTGCCGCCGTGTCAACGAAACTTTCATTGAAGAAAGTTACGATAAACACTGTAAAGCACTTACCCAGACACAGCGAGTATCTGGCGAACAGTGGAGGGAAGTACAGGAAATTCCTCCTGTTAAACCCTCTGTCATCGAGAAAGATGATGTATTTTGTAAAACAAAATCAATTCTTTCACGATGTAAGACAAAGTTCGACAGTGAATTTACCAAGCCTCCCTCAAGGGGAGCTTCTTGGCAAACTACTCGTGGGGAGGGTGGCACTTTGGGTTATGTGAAACCACGATGCCAACAAAGAGCTATCGGGGTCGAATATGACCAGAAAAGCTCCAAGTTTCGAGTTAGGATAGGTTCTGATCTAAGTCTCCAAGAAGCCTTGGATTTGTACTTAGAATCATCAGATCGTCGACTTGTCCAGGTCGTTATGATCTGTGAACCTTTGAAGACACGACCCATTACAAAAGGACACGCTATGGGATCATTTATTGGTTCGATCGCGCAGAGGGATTTACATTCCTTTCTTAGAGGACAAAGACAATTTTGTCTTATTGGTAGACCTTTGGAGGTTTCTGACCTCGAGTGGCTCCATGAATCCTCTAAGCCTGAATTCACTCACTGGGTAAGTGGTGATTATTCAGCTGCAACTGACAATTTGGATATAAATGTCAGTAAAGCGATCTTTGAAGCTTTTCTTCAAGATGCTCAATATCCAACACGTATGAAGACTGTGTTGAGAGAGATCTTGTATGAACAAAAGCTTCATTACCCTGGTGGTCATTCTGCTTGGCAGACTAATGGCCAACTTATGGGTAGTATAGTGTCCTTTCCCATCCTTTGCATTGCCAATCTAATAGGATTCTGGCAGGCCTATGAGGAACGTCTGGGACACGCCGTATATTGGCGGGACCTCCCCGTTTTGGTTAACGGTGACGATATACTCTTTAAGGCTGACGATCTCCTTTATGAGATTTGGCAAAGGAAGATTAAAGAAGTCGGTTTCACTCTCTCAGTTGGAAAATCATATTATTCCACTGAGTTCCTTACAGTTAATTCCAAACTGTATGAGGTTAAAAGAGTTAACGGGTCAATTCATTTTGAATTGATCGACTTCTTTAATGCTGCTCAACTCATGGATAGATCACTCGTTGATGGCAACGAGGAATCCCGAACACGGGATGAAAGACTTGCCGACGGGCAAGGCAATGATCCCCTGAAGGGCGACGATTATGCCCAAAGTCTCAGTGATGCCCTCAGGCGGTCACAGGACCCGAATTGGACATTAAAGTGGTTCCTACACTTTAATCGGGATCTGGTCAAAAGATCTACCAAGAACGGTCGATACAACCTCTTTGCCCATAGGCAATTGGGAGGTATCGGTGTACTCCGACCCTTAGGAAAGGAAGGAGATCCTTCGCTAGCTCTGAGCCCACCAAAGTTTTCTGGTTTCCAAAGGAAACTCGCTTCGTACTGTTTAAAACAGGTTGAAGACAAAAAAACAATGGTTTCACTCATTGGTGGAAAGCGAATGAAGCGTTCCGAGATTGTCTCGGAGTTGAGCAGTGGTAGATGGGTTAGAGCAACAGTACCACAGAAGGAGAATTTCCGACACATTTTTGATGTTGAAGAAATAGAAGAACGTCCATTTAGATGGACAAGTGTTCGGAAATCTGTGATGAATGAAATTGACAAATCCTCAAGTTACATGTCTGACCTCGAGGATTTCCCATTTGTTTGGGAACCTACTCCTGGTGATGATATTCCATCATACACACTTAGGGAGCTTAGAAAGGTTGTCAAAAACTGTTGCGTTGTGAGTCAAGCCCCTCCATAAACCTTATCGCTATCGAAAGGTAGCAGGAGGGTGTAGTAAGGGATTCTACCAAGGAACTCGATATTGTTCCTGAAGTAGTTGCACTAACTCTATAGTGCCAGGCGAGTACTGGTGCCCCAAGTAATTGGGATCCAGGTAGCCTGTTACGGCGTGTGCGCCGCCCCCTACATCCTGGTTTCTCCCGTGGTCAGTGGGAGCCTTTAACGAC